TGTACCCCGAAGGCGTACACTACTATTTAACCATAAAGCATTAAAAAAGAGGATGTTGTATCCTCTACATATTTATTCGGTTTACTCTAATCAAATAAATGATGCTTAGATGTGCCAGCATTATCATTTGATATATCTCCTATTCCAGTTTCTTCAGTTTCTTCTAACTCATAACTCCAATCTTCTATGACTGTATTAGAAAGCATTCTATCAGATAAAAGATCCATTTCTTCTCTTGCTATCTCTTCAGTCTCTGCATCAAACCAAAAGTCTATTGCTTTACCAATCCTCAACAAATGTGGTTTAAGATTAGGAGCAACTATATGTGTATTTTTCATAACTGCATTACCAGCAGCATCAGATACAGATCCTCTTAATCTGACAAAGACTAATGCTTTGAATCTCATATATCCACTCTCAAAAATATTGGGGTGGGAGGTTGGAATTCTGTATTACCAACAAAGAACGGGCATTACTACAGTAGTAAATTTTACGTCCTTGCCTGAGACCCGACTGGTAAGTCGATTCTACTCTTGCGAGTAGCAGCACCACCTGTGTCTCGTCACCTTAACCAGCTATATGCCAGAAAGTTTATTCAGTCACTCCCCGTTGAACCCGTCGATTCAACAAATATATTATAGCATAAAAAAAGAGGGTGTCAACCCCCTTCTTCTCCTGATTCTGGTTTCTTTTTCTTTGCTCCTATATTATACTTAGTTTCTAAAATCCAATCTCCTTTATCCTTATAAGATAAAACCTTGATCTGATTAAGAGGAGCAATGTCCTGTATCTTAGCACTATCTACAATACCAACCAATCCCCAATCAGCAAGCAACTGAGCAATACGATTCCTACGCTGTACATCATTAGATGTAAGGTTAGCGTGTTTCCCATCAAGGGCAAACAATTCCTTAAAATGAACAAGGAAATACCTTCCTTGCTTATGCAGTATATGGCATGATTGATATATCTTTTTCTCTTTTCTTGATGCTACACCAATTCTTGTAAGGGTTTCTCTTACCTTTAGGAAGTCATCTGGCTCATTCAGAGTCACTTCTACCATTTGATCCGCAGACCAATTCACTTCAGGTTCCTTAACCACACTCATTGCTTTCCTCCAGTTTCAAATTTAGATCTTATAAAATTAAGTTGTTGTTTAGTTAGGATTTTCAATGCTTGTTGTGCCTTTTCATTACTATAACCATAGTAACGTTTTACATAATCAAGATCTTTAATCTTATCTTTCCTGAGCCAAGGAGAGAACCTCTTCTTAGATCGTAAACTATTTAGATAAAAATCATATTGAATCTTTTTTGGTAGGAACGAATACCTATTCATCTCATTAGAAAACATTATAGAATCAAGATGTCCAGAATAAATCCTATTAACAATATAAGGATTATATTCCTTTTCCAATGAAGGATCTTCATCAATCAAATTTTTCTTTGTTAGGTTGATTGAATTCAACCAATCTTTTAATTCAGTCATTTAGGTAATTTACGATTAAAGTTCCAGTAATCAAATTTCTGCAAAGTATAGTATACACCCATTAGAGTTCTTTTGACAAACTCTTCAAAGAATATTATAGAAAGAAAAATTATCTTTTCTATATCCATAATTTGTATGCTAATGAAATCCTTAATCCATTAAAAAATCTAGATGGTGCATCTGCATAATGCCATATACTACCAGGAAAAAGAACTGCTCTATTAGGTTTATATGAAATTATACGAGAAGTTTCCATATTTGGATTAACAAAATTATTACCTTCTGGAAGTTTATTGAGTTCCTGTTCCATAAAAATTAAATGTCCTTGCCAATTAACATTCCATTCTTGATTTGCATAATATAAAAATGTCAGATCACCATCATCAGTATGTGGTGTACCACATTGACCAGCAGTTTGACCATTAGCATATACTCTATCAATCTTACTAAATTTTCTATCTAATTTCTCACATATTTTCTCATAAAGAAAATCTGTAAAATATTCCTGTTCATCTAATCCATCATAGTGCCAAAATATTTCAGGTTTTTCTGGTACTCCACCACTAAGACCCCAACGGGCAACCATCAATTTTTTAAATACTTCTAAATGAATTTCTTTAGAAAAGAAATTATCATAAACTTGAACTTTAGTAGGTACTTCGTGTTTCATAATTAAGTCAATTCTTTAATCTTATATTTCCAATACTCTCTATCATCTTCAGTAATCCAAGGAGAATGAACCATTACATGAGCATGTTGTAACCAATGTTTTTTAGTCCAATCCTTTCTGGGTTTATCAATATAATCCTTTAAACTCATAAAGCAGGACGCTTTTGCTTTTCATCTCTTAATGAAATTATTATTCTATTATTTTCATAATCAGCAGAGAACTCAAGTGTTGCATCGTGAGGCCACATTAATTCCTCATACAATGCATTAAGTCTTTCCATATCTTGATATAGATCATTAACGTAATGTTCTTCATCCATTAGTAGATACCTCTGGTAATTCGTAATTGAATAACAATAACTCTTTTCTTTCTTGCTGATCTCTCATATATTCTCCAACTGAACGCATAGTGTAAGTTAATTTAAACTCACTTGCTTTCCAATCTTTGAATCTATCTTTGACTAACTGATCAGAGTTGTAACTAATTAGCATATTAATGTTGTTATGTTCTTCACAATCAGCAGCAAATTTGTCGTGATCAAAACTTTTATGCATTGCTCCCTTATGCCCATAAAGATTGTCTTTAATATCATATGGAGGATCTAAGTACATAAACAACCCCTCATGAATATCTGTTCTGAAACAATATTCATAAGAATATGAATTGATATGCCAGTGTGAGATAATCTCAGAATACTCTGGTAGTTTCTCAATACCTCTCATAGAGAAATTAGAATCACTTGCTTGTGCTGAGAATGAAGAACTCTCAGTAAGACCAGAGAAACTACACTTATTTACAACATAAAAAGCAACTGCCCTATCAAGATTAGTCTGTGTATTATCATTAATAATATCTTTCATCTCTGCAAATAAACATCTTGCAGAATCTTGATTAGGATGAGCAATTTTAAGGTTCTTTAGATTAGTAGATAATTCATCACCAAACATCTGGAGATTCATCCAGAAATTAATTAAAGGTTCATAAAGATCATTAACAGTAATCTTTAGATGTGGATATAACTTACTAACGTGTATCGCAACACTTCCACCACCTAAGAATGGTTCACGAAATTCTACATACTCCCTAAGATCTGGAAAAAATTGTCCCATCTTAGTACAAGCACGAGATTTACCACCAGGATATCTAAGTGGAGTTTTTAGACCCTTTTTGCTCATAATTTAATTCTAATTGAAATTCTGTTTCAAACTTATTGTAAGTTGGTTCATGAAATGCACAATACTCACTAAAGGTAATCATCATCTCCTTACGTGATAGTCTACAATGTTTTGCTGCCTTTGGCAAGTTCCATTTAGCAGAAAACAACATTTCCATTGCTTCTCTTGTTTCAGTTCTCATTATGAATAAGTTATAACCATAACAACTCTTCTTTGTTTTGGTGCAGGTTGATGTATAGAATGATATAAACCATCAAAAATTATAATATCATCTTCAAGAGGTTTATATCTCTGCATAGATTTATCTTTACCGTAAACATCAATCTCACCATTATCAAAAGAATTAAAATAAATCAAACAATTCTTATGATCCCAATTATAATGATCCAAATGTAGAGGACTTGGTTTACCATCATAATAATGTATTTGATTAACTACACACCTATAAAGTTGATTATAATCAACTTTATTATAAGAAAATATTTGTCGAATAACTTCAAATGTAATATCTGCGTATTGAGATGTTGTTTGTGGAATTAAAAATTCTTCTTTAGCATCTGCAGCTAAAACAATAGGATGTTGATATATTGGATTATTTGAAAATCCTTCTTGATCAAGAAGTGGATTAGTGGAATGTTCTAAGTACTTCCACATAAAATTAACGGAAAGTATTTCTTTCTTTAAAATACTATATTCCTTACTTTTAGGATTTTTTAATTTTTTAATAAAATCTGTCATTAGGATTATAATCCCTTCCAATTTCTACGTCAATAGCATCAAAGATTCTAAGTAATGCACCTGCATATAATCTATATCCTGAACCAACATATAATTGACCAAGTACAACTGATGTTGTTGCTACACCCCAAAAGATGTAATAAAATTTTGATTTAACTTGTGCCTTTTGCTTTTCTTTGGTTATCATTTTGTATTCTCCATTGTGTAATTAAGATGTTCAATTCAGAAATTCGCTCCTCTGCGATTTTAATTTTTTCGTCAAGGTTAGTTTGCTTCATTTAAACTCACACTCTACCATTATTTCGGTAAGACACGCAAGCATATTTATCTCTTGATCTGCTACAAATGCTATTTGGTACTGGTACTTCGCAATAATAAGAATGGCAGCAGGAATAGTGGAAGGGACAAGGGATTCGTAAAGACTATCGTAGAGGCGACGCAATAATACAGTAGGATCATTGTCCAAGTTATTGACACACCATTTACGTACTTCTGGAAAGTTCTTCGCTTTGAGGTTTTTCGTAAGCTCATCTACTTTAACGTCACTAAAATGTGCAAGTATTCCACTATCTATCTTACCTCCCACCGAGTATCTTTGACACTCATTGAGAACCCTACGCCAATCGGGAAAGTGCTTGTTGATAAGTTCGGCAAGTACTTTCTTATCAGCCTCAACCCGTTCTTGCTCCAGTATGTAGTTAACTCTAGTGAAAAACTTGGCAGCAATTCCTTGTTTTTGTTTTCCATTTACTGAAAAGTCAATGACAGCACAACGACTATGGAGTGGTTCGATGATCTTATTCTTATAGTTGCAGGTGAAGATAAACCTACAGTTTCTTTGGAACTCCTCAATACTCGCTCTGAGAAGGAGTTGTACATCGGGAGTGGTATTGTCTGCTTCATCGATGATGATAACTTTGTGTTTCGACTCACTCGTGAGAGATACCGTAGACGCAAAGTTCTTGGCATTATTCCTAACAGTGTCAAGAAAACGCCCCTCATCCGATCCGTTAATGACATAATAATCTGCCCCTAACTGGTTACATAAACATTTAGCAACCGTGGTCTTTCCAATACCTGGAGGACCTGAAAGAAGCATATTAGGAATCTCACCCTTAGATAAAAAATCCTGAAAAGTTTTTTTAATGTTTTCAGGTAAAATACAATCTTCAATTGTCTGGGGTCTGTATTTTTCAACCCAAATAAAGTCACTCATAATTAAAAATAGGATCAATTGGATTGACCTTGTTAAGATCAACATCCCCAAGATTCAAATTAATAGCAATAGTAGTTTTCCTAGTATCACTTCTAATAAGAGGAGATCTATGTATTATATACGATGGAAATATTATAACATCACCTTCACCACATTCCATTTGAAAAGTATCTTTTTTTTGAATATCGACAAATTCTGTACTATATTTTGCATCATCCAATTCAACAAAATATGACATGGAAATACTAGAATTTCCATGAAAATGCCAACCGTGAAAATCATTATTATTATATTGTTGGAACCACACACCCATTATTCCAAAATTTCCTGCCCAATATTTGTGACAAATTTCATCCCACAAAGGAGTTAAATTTTGACTTAGAACATTAAAATATTCAGGAAATGATTCCAAATTATCATAGAAATCTGTTTTAGTTACATAATCTGGACTTGAATTTATTTGTTCATAATCGGATATAAGATCTAATAAATTAGATTTTATTTTTGAATGACATTCAAGTTTATGTTTCCAAACAAGATCTCTACTCATAATCTTCTCGCATTACCACATCTTTTAGCAGTTGGATATTGTGCATCAAATATTTTACCAGCATAAACTTGGTTATCTGCTTGCACAATAGCCTTATGATATTTGGTTCCTGTAGTAGGTAATCTATATGTTACTTCCCAATTTGCCATAATTATCCAAAAGTAGAATCTGGTTCTAAAGCAATATAATACTTAAGATTATAAGTACTATTTTTAAATTCAGATAATAACTTTGAAGAAACCACAACATCATAAGAACCAGGAATGATCTTGATATTTTCGACCTTAAAGTTAAAACTAAACTCTTTATCAGTTTCTCCTACATCAACAGAATAACTATTTGATGTATCATTCTTCTTATCTCTAACAACAAGTTTAACCACACCTGCTTCACCAACAACACAAAGATCTGGTAATTGATATACTGCTGCTGCTTTAAGCAACTTATCCAAAGCACTACTTTCCAATTCAAAATGAACATCCTCAGAAGGAAGTGTTATTTGCTTATCAGGTGGTGAAATAATAACCTGCGGATCTGCAAAGAAATATTTTACCTTTCTTCTACCTTCACGGATTGTAAGATAAGATTCTTCAGAAAAATCCATCTCAGGATCTTGATGTAAACTCAATCCATTCAAGAACTGATTAAGATCATAGACTCCAAATTGTCTAGGAAAATCTTCTTCAATCTCTGCCTCTGCTAAAATATTTTTAGCAACGGACATTGTACGAAGTTGTGTTCCTTCCTTTACTAGAATAGAATTATTAATTCCAGCAAAGTTCTTAAGAACAGTTAAAGTCTTTTCAGAAAGTTTCATAACCACGGGTAGTTGTTTCTTTTAATTGCCCACTGAAGTGATAAAGTAGGAGTGTATAGTGTAGTGCTTTTAGTATATCACGTTTTGCTTGTCCCTTCTTATCATAGCGACTTAGATACTTGATTGCATTAGAACGGCAGAAAGATTCCGCATCGCCAACCGATTCGATAAGATCAAGTGTTTGGACGTTGTTTTCTTTGGAAGTATAGTGTCCACCATATGTCGTGGAGATATAATCCTGAAGAGCTTTAATAGATTCATCTTCTTTATATTTTCTAGTTGAGGAATCTTCTATTCCAGGTGTTGGATTTTCATCCATACCACCAAATGTAACTACATTATCATTTATATAATTAGGATAATTCGACATATCAATAGATATTTCGTCATAGTTAGTAGGATCAACAAAATACGCAGTAGTATCTGCTGATGCAGTTGTTAATCCTATATGAATATCAGAAGAAAAATCAGTAATATATTCATCCGAAATTTCTATATTTGTTATAGGATCAAAGTCATCACTTTTTTGTGAGGTTGTTTTATCATCACTCATCGTATCTTTTCCATAAAGTTCATCGTAAAGTAGTGCCCAAGCATTCATAATGGTATTATATCAAGTGTTTGGAATTTAGTCAAGAGATAAAACCATGATAATCTAAATTTCCAACTAAAGCAATTCTTTCCTCACTTCCATTATCCTCTGCATTAACTCCATGAGTTGAATGTGCAGAAAACATAGTAAGATAACCTTCTCTTGCTGGAATTTCTTCCCCATTAACATTTAAAGGAGCTGAATTTTCATCAGCTTTAGAATAATAACTAAAACTAATTGAAGAAGGAAAATGATTATGAGGACTAACACCTTGCTGACCATTATAAACAATACCCCAACATTCTTCTAAATGAAAACCTTCTGGATTCCATCTTCCTGTATTAAGAGTATGATTTAAAATTTTATCATACTTATCATCATCAATCGTTGAATCTAAAGCAGATGTAATTGCAACTCTTGGAGTAATACTTAAAACTAATCTTAAAATTTTTGTTACTGCCTCATTATTAAAGGTGTGAAGATTAAATGGTGTAATAGATGCAGCACGTTCACTATCCATATTAAATTCCCTAACCTTTTTAGAAAGATTTGATTTTATAAAAGAATTAATAAGAGGATTTAACTCTCGAATATCAATTCCAAAATCAGCAACATTAATTTGAGTAATTATCATGAAGAAATAGGATAATTTGAAAAATAATTTATTTCTGCTGACACATCATTAATAGTTAATTCATGAACATTAAATGAAATTGTTATTCGTTCAGCATCACTTTTAAATGGATAAACAGCATGCCAAAGATCTGAAGGAAACAAATACATATAACCACTCTTAGGGCGAACAAGAATATGCTGATTACCAAAAATAAATTCTAAACAACCACAAGCTTTTGCTGTATAATCACTAGTTTCTCTTTCATTTTCTATTTTATCAGGAATATCAACAAAAACTACAGCACTAAGTCTTCCAGAATGATTATGTATTGGATTAAATTCACCATTTTTTTGATAGTTAATCCAAGGACCTTCTCCTAAATTATAGGTTACTTTTGCTTCATTAATATTAAAAGGTACTTCTTCAATAAGACAACAATTCTTAATACTATTATGTCGACTATGCTTTTCATGTAGATAATTTAAAATATGTTCATTAAGAAAACCAACAAACTTATCTGGATCATATGGTGATAATCTTTGTTCATCTATATTACCAACCAAATATTCTTTAGCAGATAATGAAGTTCGATGATCATCAACACCTTCAAGAAGGAAATCGTGAAATTTCCCTCTTATATCTGCCTTATAAATCAAAGGTCCAAATGGTGTGCAAACACTATGCATTTATATCCTCATTAGGTAATTCAAAATCAGCATCTACCTTGTCATACAACTCAAGGAATGCTTGCTTTGTTTCATCATCGAAACGATTGATGCAAACTTTAATTGCCTTTGCCTTATCATTAAAGATACCAAAAGCACGAACAATGTGAACTAATCTACGAGTACTGATAATCTCATCGATACCACCATCATAGAATGTTTTGCGAATAATGTCACCCCAATCTACAAGTCTTGCAAGAAAATCAGTATCAGTAATACCTAATTTAGAAGAAACTCCACTAAGAATCTTCTTCTCTACAGAAGGTGCTGGATAGTCTTGCTCAAAAGTTACAGGGAATCTTTCAAGGAATGCTTCATTAAGAACATTAGTTCCTATGAATCTACCATCATCGGAACCTTTCCCCTTTGTGTTAGCAGTTGCAATAACATTGAATCCTACCGAAGGTCTGACAAACCTACCGATTTTTTTGAGGAACACGCCTTTGCCTTCAAGTATGGGTTGGAGGCATAAGATTTTGTTACTAGCCAAGTCAACCTCATCGAGTAACAAGATTGCTCCTCGTTCAAGTGCTTCAATGACAGGTCCGTTATGCCAAACTGTTGCCCCATCAACAAGGCGAAACCCACCCAAAAGATCGTCTTCATCAGTTTCAATAGTAATGTTTACACGAATAAGTTCTCTCTTTAATTGAGCACAAGCTTGCTCTACACCAAATGTTTTACCATTACCTGAGAGTCCAGTAATAAATGTTGGATAAAATTGCTTTGATTTTATTATATTCTTAACATCATTAAATGAACCAAACTTAACAAAAGTATCATCTGTTTCAGGAACAAGATCTTGTTCTACACGAGAAGTAACTGCAGGTGCAGCAAATGCTTTTTCTATCTTCTCAACTTCTTGAATTGTAACTTCAAGATTCCACTTACCTTTTGCTACATTATACTTCTTTAATTTCTTAGTAACTGTTTGGTAGGAAATATCATTAACTGCACAAAATCCACGGATATCAGCAGCAGTGAATTCTGTTCCATATGATCCTCTTAGTCCATCAACTATTTGATCTTCTGTCATTTTAATTTCAAATGCCATAATGTAGTGCTTTATTTAGTTGAACATATTATAAGACAAAAAAAGGGGTCTTACGACCCCTAATGTACCACTTTATTAACTGGTACTAACTATCCATATTAGCAATATATTCTTCTAATTGCTCTACAAGTTTTGGTTGAGATAATCTTCTATCCAATTCAATACCAACACTTCTACCAATTTCTTCTAACTTAATTTTTGAAAGATACTTTAACTCTGGTAGATCAACAGGTGGAGAAGAAATTGTGTCTGCTACTTCTTCTTCAGGTCTAGGTGGTTCCTGACCATTAGCTACTGGCATTTGATCCAATGGATTCTCAAATGCAGGATGAGTAGGAAGTACATCTACAGGAGCTTCTACTACTGGTTCTGGGGGAGCAGGGGGAGCAGGGGGAGCAGTAGTTTCAACAACTCCTGTCTCATGTGTTGTTGTAGCCAAACCAGCCAATTCAGAAAACTTACTCATAACTTTACTTAATTCCTCTAGTTATTTATTATTCAGAAGTCTCAGCTTTAGGAGGTTCTTCTGTATTTGTTTCTGGTGCAGATTCTTCCTTTGGTGCATGAACCTTAGCATATGCAGCCAATAACCCTTCTGCGTCTTTAGGTGTAATTCTAGGCATAGTAAAAATTGTAAGGTATTTTTATTTATATAACCCAATTTGGTTGTCTGGATGGGTCACGAAGATAATTAGATGCAACCCAAGGTTTGCTCCTAATGTAATTTTTGTAAGCAGTAAAAGTGTCAATGCTTGTGTCATGTTTATATTCATCAGGCATTGCCCTAGTAAATGGTGTCAACTTTGATGTATGAATTGCATCAAGTGGAAAGAGTTTATCTGCATATGCAAGAGTATGTAAACAAGAATGTATTTTTGCATATCTATTAGAATACTCTTCACACAATGCTAAACCATGTTTAATTAACCATCGTGCATTTGCTACTGTCTCGTTTGCCCATACAGTACAAGGATGATTACGAAAAGCACCCTTGTCAGTTGCATATGGTGTGCCATCTTTCTTAGGTAATTTACCATATCCACGACCCCACTTTTCTGATGCTACAATAGAAAGCATTTGACATGTTTCTAATGGCATCTTGACTACATGCTTATCAGGTAGAACTTGAGCAGATTTATAAGGTGATGGATCAGTTACAAAAATATTCATATTTTTATTATACCACCAAATCTACAAATTCTCCAAGAATCTTTTTATTCATCTTTTTACCCTTTAAACTCTTAAAGAATGCTCTTTTAATTTGTGCTTTTGTAGCATCACTCTCAACTTCAAACTCATCATCAATTGATAAAGCAGCTGCTGATAATCCAAAATAACTATCATATCCAGAACATTGAATACTGAATGACTTACTTTTTTTCCAATCCTTTGTTGCTCTTTCAAACTCCTTTCCAGAATATCCACAATACTGGCGAATAAAATAATTACCATCTCTAGGAGATAATAAACGAATACCAACAAAATTCATATCAGTAAATTTATCCTTTAGATTTCTTATTAAAATTGAAGTACTTTCTCTCCAATTATCAGTAAATTTATAAACATTACCAGTTGTTCTATCCCTCAAAAAAGTATTCCATCCAACGTAATTAGTTCCTAAAAAAGGATCTTCTTCCCAAGGTCTTTGCACTTCTCTGTGATAACGTATTGGATTTGCTTCACCATCAGTAAGAATTACACACTGAACTTTTTGTAATTGATATTTCTTTTTAAATTGAGGAAGAATCTTATGTAAACAAACAAGTGTTTCATTTAAAGGTGTTCCTGAAAGATTCATTCCTAATGGAACACCATACTGAGTCCAGTTATTTCTATTAAAGGTTTTAGCACATCTGAAAATATTAAGCATTTGCTTTTCTAATTCTTTTCCATTTACATCACTAGTAAATAAATTCATTAAACTGAAATTATGCTCTAATGCTGCTACTCCTGATTTTGCCACATAAGATGAATGGCAATTTGGTTTACCTTCTTCATCACAATTTGGGAAATTTAAAGTAAAAGCATATACTTCAAATGGAATAGAAACTTTTCTACAAAACCAAATTAAATTGTAAAGTTGTTTAATAGTATCTTCCATTACATCTGCCATCGATCCAGACCAATCAAGAATAAACACTAACCCATGATTTTTTCCATCAGGAACTACATTTATCTTTTTGAAAAGATCTTCATTAAAATTATAAGTATGAAGTTTTGATGTATTAAGAATACCTGTTTTTGCTACTGTAGAACGAGCATATGAATCAGCAGCTTTCTTACACTCAAATTCTTTAACCAAATAACTTACTTCTTTCTGTGCTGATTTTTTAAATTTAGCATATTGAAGATCAACTTCAGAGAATACTGTTAGATTTTCTAATTCTTCTTCAGTTACATCATACCTATATGGTTTTTTATCTTTATAATCTTCCCAATTTCTATGACATAAATGATGAATTAATTCATTAGAAATAATTATTTTATCTAAATTTATCTCAGGAAGTTCTACATAATGATTTTCAGTACTATTATTATCAACCAAATCTTTAACAGCATTATTAAAAGATTCTACTGTTTCAACATCTGGTTCAAGATTCTCAAGTTGTTCTTGCAATTCTTCTATAGTTGGTTGAACTTGAGATGATGATTGTGTAGTTTGATACTCTACATCAATTTTATTTCCATCTTCACCATCATCCTCTTCATCATACTCACTATCATCTTCACCTAAATCTGGACGACCAGATCCTTTTATATCTACACCAATACTCTCTGCAGATTCTGCTTCTGCAATCTGTTCTTTAAGATCATCTTCCATTTGATCCTGACAATAAGAATAAAGAACTTTAGCAGCATTTACAGCATCATCAAAAGACTCTGAATTTCTAACTAAATCGACAATCTCCTTTTCAGAAACTGAAAAAGATATATCAACGAATGAACCAATCTTAAAGTATAAATTAATCCTATCAGCAAGATTAAAGTCAGCAATATTTTTATCAACAACATCAAAGAAATCATCATCACTCAACTCATGATAACCGTTATAGAAAGTTTTTGCAATACCCCCATATCTACGCCTCATTAATTTTTCAATTCTTACATCTTCTGTAATGTTTATAAAAGTATGAGGAACATCTTTAGGTGGTTCTACATCAGGGGTATAAAGGGCGTGTCCAACCTCATGAGAAACTAAAGCATCATAAACATTATTACTTGCCTTTTCCCACATAGGAAGTGTTAAAACCCTTGTATGTACATTAAATTCAGCAGTTTCTACTTTCTTATGCTCAACTATAAGATCTTCAGTAGCAAGAAGTTTAGCAAGTTGTGATTTAATTTCGTGGCAAACAGGCATAGTTAATTCCTTTTGATGTACCTATTATACGAAGAAACCCTCCGCTTGGGAGGGTTGAGTAGACACTTTATCAACTGTCTACGTCTTTCTCTAAGAAAAATACTTGATTACACCTATAATTTTCCCAATGTACTTGTGGATAAGAGAACAGAGGTATATCTCTAAAGAATCTATCATTAACAATATTCATACTATGAGGGAACTTAGAACCATCAAAAAGGACTAATGAATTATATTTGGATTTAAAAGTTTTTAAAACAGAATAGAGTTCTTTTGGTCTCCAAGACAAATAATGTTCTGGTGCAGATAATCTATATTTCCATTCTGGATTCTTACAAACTTCTGGATCAAAAAGATTAGTTCCAGAATCTTCCTCATTTTTATTAAAGTAGACTATACCATTCCAACCAAGATCTAAATGAGGCCACCAAAAACAGTTTTTATAATCATTAAAATCATTCTTAGAGAATCTAGACATGTTAGTATAAATGATAGATTCATAACCCACTCCACACAAATTACCTAAAAACTCATAAATATCCTCCAATCTATCGTCTTTTAATATCAATCTCCTCTCATTAAAATACAAACTATTATATGATGGACTTTCTTTAATTTTCCATAAAGGAACTTCTCGGTTAAAAAGATAATCAGCAACTTCTTCAGGATTTTTATAAAAATTATCTATAATATAAATCTTTGTTCCTAATAAAAATTCCTCATTTACTTCAAGATTCTTATTTAATTCAAACATAATATAAAAGAACCTCGCTTTTTAGGCGAGGTATATAAATGACTAATTAACTGTTTGCGTCTTTCTTTAGCACTTCGGAGTGCTTGCGGTTTAAGATGGCGTTTCTGTTCCTTCTTAGAATGATGCTGCCAATTCGGTATATTCATTGGTAGTTGTAGCTTGAATCTCCATGATACACCTTACCGTGTGGCATGAAGTTCATTGCAAGGGAATACCTATATTTATCGGTATCATTTTCCACCGTCCAATGGAACATATGACTCGGAAATATTAGCATTGTACCTTTTTTGATTTGAATTTCTGCCTTACCATAAGGTATGAACTGAGGATCAGTGCATTTAAATCCAATATCAATTTGAGGTTGATCTGCTTTCTCAAATATGATTGATGATGTATTTTCATACGGATAAAAAACAGCACTCCACATACAGTTAGTATGTTTATGCCTATAAATCACAGAACCAGGAGATGTACGTGTCCACCAACTAGTAGTCATTTTCATTGGAAGTTCATATCCAAGAGTTTCTAGACACAAATTAACCTTAGCATCAAACTGTCCAGAAATATACTTATACGATCTTAATATAAATTTATCACTACTTGCATCATTAGCTTTATTTGTCCATTTAATATCTTCTAGAGTTTTCAAAGAAGGTTTAATCAACTCTGTTGCATCTATCTGATAAAGAAGTGTAGGAAATAATCTGAGTATTCCCATCTCAACATTTTTCTTACCCATTTTTAATAATTAAAAGAAGAATCTCCACATACAACTTGTCCATCTGGCATATAATTCATTGCCATAGAATATCTTATCTTATCTTTTGAATTACATACAACCTTATGTTTTAATATACTCGGAAATAATAACAATCGTCCACTTTGACAAGGAAATCCAACATCGCCATATTGACCTAATTCAGAACTTGAACTATTAGATGGTACATGAATTGCTGGAGTATCTTTTATAAAAGTTAACATACCATTATCTTCCTCAAAATAAAATACAGAACTCCAAATACAATTTGTATGATTATGAGTTTCAATATGTCCATATGGAGCAATCCTAGTAAACCAACTAGTAGTCATCTTAAAAGAAGTTTCAAATTCAGATTCTGCTAAAGCATCATTTACTCTATTTTCAAATTCTTTAACTAACTCAGTATTAGTATTACTTAAAGCATATAAATCTTCAGATTGACCATGATATTGACTATCATTAAAAACAATATCTTTAGCTATTTTTTTTACGTCATCAATTAAATCAGAACAATCTAAAACATAAACCAATGTTGGGAAAATGTTAAATCTATAATTGCCATTATCAAATTTTGTTACGTTACCTTGAGTTTCCATGCTATTGTTACCCTTAATCCATAAAATAATCTAGTAGTTGATTCTGCATAATGATACAGATTTGATGGAAAAAATACACCAGTATTTGGTTTAGGATAATAGTTATAATGATTTCCATCATTATCTAAAATCCATATAGTAGATCCACCCCACTCATTATACCATTCAGAATTACCATAATACAAGAAAGTATAATGCCCAGTATCAGTATGATCTTGATGAACCTGTCCTTGAGTACCAAAAAGATGCCCATTAGCATAAACTCTTTTTAACTCTAAATCAGATTTATCAATTTTACTTTTTATTGTTTCAAATAATTCTTCACTATAAAAAGAATCATCATCCAATTTCATCTTCCAAAAAGGAATAGAATCCACTTCTGCATTTGATAGATTTCCATAATACCATTTCTCAACTTTAGGAAGTTCCCATATCTTACGACACTGTTCTTCAGAAAATAAATCAGAAATAATCTTTATGGAATTTTTATTTCGTATACCTAACTCTGATAATTTAGTCATTAGTTATCATCCTAGAGAATCCCTTTATTTTTTCAAACTTAATAACATTAGCAAACTTATCATGCAAATCTGCTTTATGTGATATAACAAATACATTAGCATCCTTGATTACAAAACGAATAATCTTAAGAAACTCATCTGTACCAAACCCATCAAGAGAACTATCAAATACCTCATCCATAATTAATAGATTGGTATTTACAGAATTCTTAACTCTAGCAACTTCCCTCCAAGTGAATAAAAGTGCAAGGTCAATCCTCATCTTCTCACCCTCAGAAAAAGAAGCATATGAAAACCTTTCGTGAATTGGTGATTCAATAGATTCATTAAACTCCTCATCAAGTTTAAAATTGATATAAAAATCCATCATCTGCAAGAAACGATTTACTTGCTGATTGATAAGAGGAAGATACTTCTTAATTATTTTTGTCTTTACTCCATCATCCTTCAATAAAGAATATGCAAAATCATAATTTATAATTTCAGTTTTCTTTGTTGATATTTTTTCAAATACTTGTTGGAGATTTTCATTAAACTCTGCTAATTTGTCATGCTCAGTATTTCTGTTTGCAAGTTGGTCGGTAATAGTTTGAATTTCCGATTCCAGATCCCTGATTTGTCGTTGACACCCAGAGATGCGAGTATTGTTTTTAGAAATGCCATTATTGAGTTTAGTAATCTCCTTAGATAAAGTGGTAAATTGACGTTCTCGTTCCTCTTCTTTTTGAATTGCATCTTCAAGTTCTTTATACCCAGATTGCAACTCCTTTGCTTTAGTTTGAACGTCATCAATTTTATTTAAACGAAATGATTCTTCTATATCTTGAGTACATGTGGGACAAACCGTATTATCTGTAAAAAACTTATGTTCTTTAGTAATAGTAGATACTTTTTGAGTAATTTGACCCTTAAGTGTGTTTAGTTTCTTTAACTTTTTATTCGATCCTGTTACTTTCTCTTGCTCTTTTACACGATCAGAAGAATTAGCTTCTAATATCTGATTATGTTCTAAATGGGTATCTACTTCAATAGTTAACTCTTTTATTTTTCCATTCTTTTCTTCTATATCATTTTTCCCTCGACTTTCTATTGAATTAATAAAGTTCTTTTGCATCTCAACTTTATCTTTTATAGTCTCTTTACTAAATTCTAATGTTCTTATATCATCTCTTTGACCACGAATCTTTTCTTTAATAATATTATTCATAGCAGAAAATATACGAATATCTAATAGATCCTCAATAACTTCTCTGCGGTTTGATCCTGATAGTTGCATAAAAGGAACAAAAGCACTACTACCCAATATAACAATCTGAGTAAATGATTTATAATTAACCTTAAGAATATTCTCCTCAAGCATTTTTTGCATTACACGATCATCTGCCTCCTTGTGCATAGGAGTTCCATCTACAATTATTAAAAAAAGATTAGGTTTTATTCCTCTTTTTACAATATATTCTTTATTATTGATACTGAATTCAACTTCTACAAGACAATCTTTCTCATTCGTACTATTTGCCAACTGTCCCTTATTAATCTTACGAAAGGGTTTATTAAACAAACTAAAAGTAAGAGCATCAAGAACTGTTGATTTACCAGTACCATTAGTACCAATAATCAAATTAGTAGAATTCTGTTGAAGATTAACTTCAGTAAATTGATTACCTGTACTAAGGAAGTTTCTCCATCTAATTTTCTGAAATATTATCATCTATCTTAGGAGGTATAACGATATCATTTGGCGTTATCACAGCGTATTTGTAATTATAGCGTCTACACGTAATAATTGCAAGGTTATCATCAACCTCTATAACATCCATCTCTTTATCTTCCTGATCTTCAATTTGCATTGCATATCTATTAGCATCATCCTTCTTTTGAAATAGGAATAATACTTTTTCTCCATACTTATTTGCAACAGCATAAGCACCTTCATCACCTTTTCCTTTTAAGGTAAGAAGATACATTAATCTACCTCACAAGCTTCTGCATATATTTTTTGAAAGATACCTTTAATTAATGTTTTATCACCTTCAAAATCAGACTCATCAATATAACGATTTAAAACACTAATAGTATTTTCATCTTCTTCTGCTACAAAATCTTCACTTTCCTGAAGAATATAATTTTCTATGATTTTAATATCATGTATTCCAGTAGAATATAATTTATCTATAAACTTATCAAATAATTTTTGATCCGTTTTCTTTCTTACAATAACTTTTACAATTTTATTCTTTAACTCTTTAGTATTAAATAACTTATAATTATGATCCTCATAATAAATCTTATAGAATAATCTATATGGATTATTAATATGAGAATGTTCTAAAGTTTCCGTATCAAATATTGTAAATCCTCTAGAATCTTCACAGTCATTCCAGAACATCTCATAAGGATTACCAAGATAGTAAATATTACCAACATTGGATCTTGTATGATAATGTCCTGAGAACGTTTTCTTAAATTTTTTAAATGGACTAATATCCATACCATGATCCATCACATGACCAGCAGTAGCAACAAACCCATTCAATTCAAGATGCCCCATACAAACAGGTGATTGTGATGCTTTGATCAATCCAAGACTTGCTTCCTTATTCTCTTCATTAATCCAAGGCACAAGAAGAATATTACATCCACCCACTTCAATAGAAGTTGTTTCTGAATAGGTTGTTATATTAGTATATTCTTTTAATAACAGATCTATAGTATTAACTTCATTCGTATCTTTATAATATGCAGTATGATTACCAACTATACTATGAAGTGTGATTCCCATTTCTTGGAGCTTATCAAAGTAAGTCTCCTTTGCCCAATCAATAGACCATAAATCTACAGATCTACGATTATCGAAAGTATCACCCATATCGATGACAGTATCGATTTTGTGTTCTTCCAAATATGGGAAAAAAACATTATCGTAAAACTTTTTGAAATAATCATGAAAGGATTTCGATCCTTTACGAGCACCAAAGTGTTGATCTGTTATTATCGCTATTTTCATCTATTACCAGACTTATACTGAATATTATCTTTAATAGTATTATAATCAGAACTTGATGAGGTTAATGCTCCTTCATCAACTACCATAACTTCATCATATCCAGTCTTCTCAATTATCTTTGTCTTAATTTCTAATTGCTTCTTCTCTTTCTGAATCCTTCTTAGAAAAGCATAATGAATAATTTGTGTAAAATACGCAAAAGGGTTCTTTGACTTAGCAGGATCAAAGTTATGAATATACTGAACACAGTTCTCTATACCATCAGAGATCATATCATCCCTAAACATATAGTTTACAAAGTTTGGTTTATATGAAAGGTGTGTAGCAATCTTTAAAAAACAAGATCCAAGGTAATTACTAATACGAGGTTTAGGTAAATCTTTTGATTTTGCTACAGCAACGTCAGCACGATAATCTATTAACGCTGCTAAGAGTTCTTTATTATTAACGTAATGCTCAGATTTTTTCTTTGCCATAACACTTTCATATCCTTTGACTATTTAATGTTGATAATATTATAACATTAATAACAAGACTTGACAAGGTATTAAAATATCAGTAGAATACCTTTGTAAGGGTTGATGGGAAATAGCTAGCTTTCTATATTAAGTTTATATAATTCTTCAAGCTTTATACGGGCTTCGTCTACTGTTGATATAAATCCCATTTGCGGATTGATGGATACTTTTCCATCAATTTCAATATCTAAACTATCATCTTCTAGATATCTTTGATAAAAATTAATCATTTGTTCATCTTTAACTTCTGACATAGTAACGATTCTATCATAGTTAATAATAAACATATCTTCATTAGATAATTCTAACCAAGGTTTTACTTTTACGTATTGTCCAGTACCATTATTTAAAACTTTCATAATAACTGGTTTTTGTACTAAAAGCATAGGAGATCCATTATTTTCTTCTACGGTAATCATAGCGAAAATTTCTTCCCCTGTTATTAATTTTATGATTCCGTAGAATTCTTCTCCCATTATCTTTTTAGTGGTATGTTTACAATATCATAGTTAAAATTTTCTTCATTATAAATTTTAATTCTTTCAATTAAATGATTTAAGGTGTAATTTTTTCTAGACTTAGTGCTAATATCATCAGCAATATCATACAAAGTAGCTCTAGTTTTTTGATTACCTTTTCTTAAAACCCTCCCTATAGATTGTAAATTTCTAATTCTTGATTTGGATGGTGAAGCAAATATTATGTTGTGTAAATTTTTGATATTAATCCCAGTGGAAAAGGTTCCATACGAGGCCACGATAATAGCATTATCCTCTTGCTCAGTGATTTCTCGAACTCTCTCTCGGTCCTGGGTGTCCACTCCACCATGAACAAAAAAGACATGTCTTTCCTCCACAACATTACTATTTATCATTTCATAAAGAGGTTCACCGTGTGCTTCTACCCTAGCAAATAGAATAAGAGTGTTACCTTTAAGATCTAAAGCAAGATTACGAATTAATCTATTTCTTTTCTGATGACCAATAATATATTGAACTTCATCTTCAAAGCATTCAAATTTATTCGGTGGGTGTTTCAATAGAAGCACATTAATATCTAATGTAGCAAGATGCCCTTTTTTCATAAGTTCATCTGTTTTAATAATTTTATAAGAAGGACCAAACAACCCCTCTAACACCCACTTATGAGTTTCTGATCCATCTAAAGTTCCTGTAAATCCAAAACGATACTTGGCATTACCCAACTTAGTCATAATGGCAACAAGAGATTTAGATTTGAATTGATGTGCTTCATCACCAACCACTACATCAAATCTTTCAAAATACTTTCTTGGTAGTTTGTATATGGATTGCCAGGTAGTAATAATAACCTGCGAATCAGTTTCTCTTTCTCTACCAGCATAAACTTTATGGCAATATGATCCTACATTCCATCCATAATCAGCAAAGTCTTTATACATCTGCTCTACAAGGGATGTTGTAGGCACTACAATCAATGTATTCTTCTTATTCTCAACAAAGTACCTAATGATAGAATATATCATCAACGACTTACCAGAAGCAGTAGGAGATACTAATAACTTTCTATTATTTCTAAGAGCATCATAAACACCATCAATTTGATAATCTCTAGGTTTGTGCTTAGAAATAGCAGTCATATAATCTTTTACACCTTCCTTAGAGATCTTATCATTAACCTCAAAAGGAAGACCATAATACTTACTTTCTACAAATTCGTAAGTATATCCATGATCCTTACAAAACTGTACTATTCTATCTAATAATCCAATATAAACTTCACCACTCTGAGTATTGAATAACCTTATCTTTCCGTCCCAATATTTCTTTTGGTACGTTGGCATAAACTTTGCACCAGGTACCTCAAAGGTAAATTGATCCGCAAGTTCATAATACACATGCGGTTCTGCATCTACTTTTAAATAGACTTCATTCTTTTTTGATATAATCAAATGACTCATAATCCTATACCTTCATAGGATTATTTAGAGACTTAATTTTGGGACTTATTTTTTATTTTACTTTTATAATCAAAAATTGCAGCTGTAACTTTACTTGCTGCATCCATACCATCATTAGGATCAGCATTTGCTCGTGGATTCCTTGATCTCTGAGGTAATTCTGAACCTGATACGTTACTGGTTACAAGTTTTACAGCGTCTTTAGCATATGATGGAATTGTTTTTGTCTTTGCTTTTGCGGTAATTGCATTGGTTCCACCACCACCGCCACCTAATCCTGGTAAACCTTTTTTGATATTGGTGTGGTCATAACCAAAAAATTCTTTAAAGGTTTTCATCCTGAAATAGTATCAAACCAATCTTGACTCATACCAGCAATAATCTTATCTGCTCCTTCATGGTCTGCAGCATACTTTTCTTCAATAAGATGTGCCACAACCCTTTTATAGTTCTCGTGGATCTTCTTGCTTTCTTTTGGAGTAGGTTTCATCTTCTAATATTAGATCTACTCATATATTTATAATTTACATCCCTGCTTGAAACTTATTCCATTCAATTGCATTTTTAATTTGAAATGTTCTATTGGAAATATTCTTTATAACTTCCTCAAGAAATTTTAATGTAGCATCATAATATCTTATTTTAAGATCTATTTTTTGAACTTTTTCATCCGCATCCATATATCTTTGTATAGCATCTTTTTCTCTTACCTTATATCCAAAAGGTTCCTCAATATAAACTTCTGCTGGTGCTTTTCCAGTATAATAATTATGCCTTTCTAATCTAACTTTATTATATTGTTCTCTTGCCTTTTCACGCAATAAAGTAATAGTATTATAAACTGTATAATACTTTGCGTGTAATTGGGGAATCTTCAGTGATTCATCATGTAGATTATCAGGGTCAATGACAGAATCTTTCTCCCACATCTCCTGAATTTTATCAAGATTCATTTAGAACTAGTAATTTCGTATATAGTATACTTGAAAGATGCCTCTGCTGTAAAGTACTGAATATCAGTATTAGTTGCATCAAAATCGAGTGATGTTAATGAAATGGGAAATAGATCTTTAAATTTAACTTTTACTATTTCTCTAAGATTGCTATTTAATATTCTAAGAGTTCCATCACAAAATGCTTCTTTAGGATCTCTCTGGGAAGCACTATCAGTTGTTAAATCCTTATACTGTTTAGTAGATTCTGGAAATCCTAAACCATATAACCAATCATAAACTGACATATAGTTTTCCATATCTTCATCAACCAAAAACCTAAGTGTAAAATCACCATAAGTTAATTTTTCACCAGGAAGATCAATATCCTTTAGATATGATGGTTGAGTAGCAACTGCTAAAGATAACTCTGGTATTCTAGCACTATTTGAGAAAAAATCTACCTTTGGGTACTTGGCAAGATTAAACTTAAAACCTATACCAGATAGATAATTCCTATTTTGTATTTGAGTTACAAACGGTCCAGATGCAGCCATTATTATTTTTTTAACTATTTAGAAGATCTTTGGGTAAAATCAATACCTTCCATATGATCATACTCATGTTGGAATATTCTTGCAATAAATCCTTCTAATTTAATTTTATGCAATTTCTTACCCTCATCTTCATATTTAACGACAATTGTAGATGGTCTTGATATATTCAATTGTAGACCAGGATATGAAAGACATCCCTCTTCATAAGATATTAATTTTTTAGATTCTTTTATAATCTTAGGATTAAAACAAGTTATAGTTTCTTCACTCTCTATATCACTCATCATTACAAATGCTCTTTCATTTATACCTATTTGATTTGCAGAAAGACCTACACCACCATAATGAAACATATTTTCTGTAAGAGTATATGATAACTTAGAACGATCTAAATTATAACTACATTTTTTAATTTTTTGATGTAGTAAAACATCATCAATAGGAATTAAATTCTTTATCATTATTCTACAGTTAAATTAAAAGATATTGCTATCCTATCATCATCTACTTCATTAGTTAAAACACAATGTTCTAAACAAGATGGGAATAAGTACATATTTCCTTCTATAGGTTCTCTTCCTGTAGCTTCACCACCAGTATATCTTTCTACAAAAAATCTATTACCATAAGTATATCCTTGTCTAGGATCGGCAAAACTTATACTACCACATTTACCTTTTGGAACTTTAACATAATAAACCCCAGATATATCACATCCTGGATGATTATGAGAACTATTATATGAATATTTTCCATTTACCATTGTCCATATACCTAAACTTATAATTTTAGAAATTGCTGGATAAAATGGTAAGTTTGGTAATATAAATGTAATCTTATCTATTAGTGGTTGATATATTGAACTTATATCATTATTATATTGAATTTGAGAGTGCCATCCACCCCAATTAGATAAACTAATACCATCTTTATCATCTTCTTTTAATTTATAGATATCTTCTTCTAACTTTCTATTATCTATTCCATCAATACTAATTTCAAACAATGGTGTTTGATATAACATTTGATGAACTATTGTACAATCTTTTAACTCTAAAGTTTGATTTGGTACACGAATATGTTTATCCATTTTCAACTTCTAATAATATTATTATACCATATTTAGACAAAAAAAGAGGGTTCTTGCGAACCCCCTCGGTTAAAATATAAGCAACTCGCTTACATAAGATTTGTAACTTTAACACGTCTGTAGTAGCGGTTCTTGTTACGAGTAAGAACACCAAGTCCTTGGTTAGTTGCATCTCCTTGTGAGAATGGGTTCTCGACAATGCCGTAGCGAGTCTTGAATCCAATTTTTGGTTGGAATGTATCCTGACCAACTGCACGAACCATCTGTAGAGGAACGTATGGGCAGTAGAACAGTCCAGCGTCATAAGGTGAAGAACCTTTGTAACCGATAACGTAGTACTGGTTAGCAGATACGTTAGCAGAATAAGGATCGATGTATACACGATACTTACCTTGTAGAACACCAGCAAATGTGTTGCCTGTGTCGTCTACATTAAGGTTAGAATTTAGTGCAGGGGTGTAATCAAGAACACCAGCCATTGTTAGGGCACTAGCAACGTCTGCAGAGCAGAGGATCATGTTGCCCTTTCCACGACGAGTTCTTTGGGCGATGGCGTTAGCGTCTCTTTCCATTTGGAAGATCAATCCCTTGAACTTCTCAACGCTCCATCTTCCGTTTGAATCGGTGTCTAGGTCGAATGTACCACCAGTAGCAACGTTTGCCTGAGCACCAGGTTCTGCTACGTTGTAGATAGTACGGATAACCTCACGGTTGATCTCAGCAAGTATCTCTGTAGAAAGGATATTTGCTAACTCAGCCTCAGCATTCAATCCGTGGATTGCTTTGAGGTCTTGAGCGAGTTCTAGTGAGTACTCAGCTTTCAACGCACGAGACTTCGCAGTCACGGTGACTTTCTCGATTGAGAATGCCATCTGGTTGAACTGATCGCCAGCCCCGTCTCCGAGATCTTCAGCAGTATCAGTACGCATACCCTGACCAACGTTATAGTCAGTAGCGTTTCCTTGAGCAGCAGTAGGATTAAGCAATCCAGGATTAGAACCCTGTTGTGCTGTTGTACCTAAACCAACGGTAGTGTTAACATCGCCAGTATCAACATCAAATCCATCATTCTGTCCTGAGAATGCTGTATCTGCTTCGTTGAATAATGCTTCTGTTCCGCTTTGAGTCTTGTAACGAGATCTCATTGCGAAGATTAGTCCAGTAGGACCATTCATTGGTTGAACACCAGCTAGGTCATATGCGACCAAGTTTGGCATTGAACGTCTGATTAAAGAAATCAGAACTGGGTCGAAACCAGCAACAGGACCAGCGGCTGCGGCATCAGCAGAGAAACCTGCTGCACTACCAGAACTACCAGTGTTTACGTTGGGGGCTTCTGATAAGAAGTTACGCTCTTCACGTAATTCCTTTTCTTGGTTTTCTAACAGGACTGCGGTAACTGCTCTTCTATGAGAATCTTTGATTGGATCAAGTCCATCATAATCGAGAATTGGGGCCCACTTTTCCTGTAGATGTTCAGAATTGTACATCTGCATTTGAAATTTTACCTCTTGTTTGAAATTAATAATTTAAAAATCACTTTTTAGCAGCTCTAGAAAGTGTATTCAGATAGGCTTGCATTCTAGGAGTATGCTCCTCGACTGCAACTTCGTCAGTTGAAACCTCTTCTGAAAGATTTTCAGAGGTGCTCTTTGGAGTACTTGCACTCTTTGTAGGGAAATAAGATTCCTTCAAAGTGCCAAGCTTCTCACGATAGTCTGACTCACTTTCAAACTCAACATTCTCGGCAAGACTAGCAAGTTTTTCCTTCTGAGTGTCTGCAAGACCTTCAGCAACATCTGCAAAAATTACATCTGCTGTGGATTCTGCTAATCTAGAGTTTAGAGCAACATTTCTTTCAATCTGCTCATTGAGTTTATTCTCCATTTCATCAAGCTTATCTACCATGCTATTAAGCACATCATATTTTTCTTCAGGGATAGTTACATAATGTTCTTCAAATAGACTCTTCATTCCTTCTAGGAATGACTCAGTCATTTCTGTCTTAAGACCGTTCTCTACTGCGAGTTTGTTTTCTTGCACCCACTCGTCAGCAACATACTCAAGGTAAGAATCAACTCTTTCTGTAAGTCCTTTCTTAATTGTGTCTAGTTCTTCAACTAGAGCATTAGCATAAGACTCATTGAGTTCTTCTTTAATATCAGCAACCTTAGATTTGATTGCGGTCTCGAAAATTGTACGTGCCTTGTCTTGGAACTCTTCGGAAAGTTCTTCTCCTTCTAGAAGTGCCTGAACGTCTGCATCAACGTCATAGGTTTCTTCTTCTTCGATAACTTCCTCTTCGGTAGTTTCCTCTTCGGCTACGATTTCTTCTGTAGAAGATTCTTCTTCAGATACTACTTCGTCTGTGGTAGTTTCATCTTCAGAAACGACCTCTTGCCCATCTTCTAGTTCGTCGGAAACTGCTTCTGCAGCACCAGCTTTAGAATTAACGACATCCTTAACTTGTGCTAATGTTGCACCAGGTGTCTTAAGTTTGTTACTATCGTCATCTGGACGAGAGTTTTCTGGGGTAGGTCCACCAAGATCTTCCCAAGTGGCAGGAGTACCACCTGTAGTAAGTTTTGGCATTGCTTCAGCAGAAGCAGCACCCTTGGTCACCTGGTTTTCTTCGATGTTTTCCATTTCGTTTAAATTTTTACCAACGGACATGTGTTCTGATTCGTAAGAATCTTTTATTATTTATAGTTTTGTTAAACTTAGAGGTTATTTAGAAAATTGTTGAATAGACCCAACTTGTGCTCCTCTAAAGCACGTTGATCAACTAAAGTGTTAATTGATTTCTTTGTTTTCTCAGCAAGTTGTTCACGGAGAAGTCCTCCATCCCAAACCCACTCTTTTCCTTCCATAATTCCATTCACAAATGCGTCTGGAGCAGAAGGATCAGCAACGATATCAGCAGCAGTTGATAATTGAAAATCTTCACCAACAACTTTATATCCTCTATGATCTTCCTTAAGTGATCCAACTCCACGAGATGAAACACCTAATTTAACACCTTCACTAAGTAAAGATTTTGCAATCTTACCCATAGGAGTTTCAAGAAGTTTTGCCTTTCCTCTAAAATTATTACCTTCTTGTGTAAGAGATGTAATTTTATGAGAAACACGATCAAGATTAACTGTAGGACCTTCTGGATGACCTAATTCACCAAGAGCACGTCCACTTTTAATAAAATTTTCGTTATATCTTTTAACTTCATTACATAAAGTCCTAATAGGATATAATCTACCATTACGATTTTTCATCTCACCTTGAAGAAAGACTCCTTCAATATGAAGAGATTTATCTTTTCCCCTTCCCTCAGTAATGATTTTTACGTTAGAGATTTCTTCTGTGATGAGTTTCATTGTTCCTGTTCAGTAGATTCTTCTGGTGCTTCTGATTCTGAATCTTGAAAAAATGATTGACCCGCTATATCAGGTTTCATAGATTCAATACGACCAGCAGATCTAGCGTACAGATGATCTTTTATTCTATCTGTAATATCTGCTGCAGATGCATCAGTTGCGATCAAATCAACAATATCTTCCATAAGATTTAATAAGTATATATTTCCTATTTATAACTCAGCTGTCTTACTATCTTTCATATACTTTTTATCAATCTCAGCAGCCTGTGCTTGTAACTCTGGATCTACTTGCTCTTCACCCATAGAAGCTGGGTCACCTTCTGCACCCATTTCACCCTCTTGAGGTAATGGTTCTCCAGTAATTGGATCTAACATTGAAGGGTCTGGAAGTATTCCTTTTTGAATTTCATCCTCAATCTGCATATCAATTTCTTCTATTTCTTGATCAGATTGACGTAAAATTCTCTTGCGTACATACTCTGTAGAATAATACTTACCAACCCAAGGTTCGATAGTAGCAAGTTGTCCTAACCTACTTTCCATCATTTCAGATTCTTTTAATTCTGCAAATTGGTTATCATATAAGAAATCATATTGAATATGATCTTCCATTGTTTCCCAATCTTCAGGAGTAACAATATTCTTAAGAATTAACTGAGTCTTAAGCATATCATTAAACATATTTGCAAAACGCTTTCTTAAACGTCCTACAAACTTAGCAAATTTAAGTTCATCTCTTAAGATCTCTGATGAACGACCTAA